GCTCCTGTGGAAGATTTAGCAACAGCGCCACAAGAAGCAAAGGCAGAGGCTGCTACTCCTACAGTAGAAGCTGCTCGCCCAACAATCACAGCACCATATATTTCTACAAAAGTGCGTACACCTATTCAATCAATGGGTGGATACACAGAGCATAAAATTAAAGCAGCATTAGGCGACGATGACTCAAAGTTATTTATTGCAGCTGCTGATGATTTTGCTAACAACGGATTAGGATTTAATCCAACACAATATCTAACAGAGTTTGTAACTAATACACGCTTTGGTACACCTGCTATTGATGCCTGTTCCCAGGGAACTTTGCCCCCAACAGGCCTTCAAATCAATATCCCTTCACTTGTTACTTCAAGTGGCGGTGGAACTGGTGTAGCACCAACTGTAACTGTAGAAGCCGAAGGCGGCGCAGTGTCAAATACAGATATGGTCAGCCAGTATCTTTCAGGAACTGTATCCAAGTACAGTGGTATGAACACCCTATCCGTGGAGCTACTCGAGAGGTCTGGGTATCCTGGATTTTATGAGGAATTGACAAACCAACTTTCTCTAGCTTATTTGAAGACAATCGACACCACAGTATTAACTGCATTACTTGCAGCTGGTATGAATGGTACAAATACAACTGCTGATCTAGATGGTATTGTTGCATTCACTACAGAAGGCGCACGTACTATCTACTCAAACACAGGTTATTTTGCACAGAATTACATTGCTAACCCAGCACAATGGGGTGCGCTAATTGGTGCACAAGATACAACAAAGCGCCCAGTATTCAATGCGCTACAACCTATGAACGCAGCTGGACAAGTTGGTCCACAGTCGATCAGAGGGTCAGTGCTTGGTCTTGATCTATACGTAGACAAGAACTTCTCAGCAACCACATTCGATGATGATTCTGCTGTGATTCTTGCACCAGAAGCATTTACTGTATATCGCTCACCTCAGGCATATATGTCTGTTAACGTAGTATCAAATCTACAAGTACAGGTAGCAATTTACGGATATATGGCAACAATCGCCAAAATGCCTAACGGAATTATCAAGTACAAGAAGACCTGATAAAACCGATTAACCAATCAGTAATCTCTGGGGTTTAGTAGCCCTAGCCCCAGAGAGCTATTAGCAAGGGAGTAGAGATGCCAGCAACGTTTGTTACAACAGCCGAGTTACGGGCTAATCTTGGTATTGGTTCACTCTACTCCGATGCGACTGTGGAAGAATGCTGCCAATCGGCAGAAGACCTTCTTGGCCAATACTTATGGCACAATGATGCGCCAGTAGTAGGCACAGCATTACAAGATAACGTGGCGACACTTATGCTCGCTAATCCCAACGCATTTGTAACAGGACAATCAATAACTGTTACTGCCTGTGGTTCCACATTTAATGGCACTTACACAATCACTGGCACAATACCGCCAAGCACAGGCACTACTAATTTAATTCCAGTATTTATGTATCAATATGGCCAAGCCAATTACCCTAACGGATATTCATTTGTGCAATATGCAAAAACAGCAGCTAATCAAAATTTTCATAAAGTAGTACCTTATGGCAACGCAAGAGGCCCAGAACACAAAACCCAATCTTATGCGAGCACCCCTGCAATACGAGAAGCAGCGATGATAATTGCTGTTGATATCTGGCAAGCTAGACAAGTTAGCCAGACAGGTGGGGTCGGTATGGATGGGATCAGTGCCAGCCCCTATCGGATGGGTTATCAGCTGATTAACCGAGTGCGTGGTCTCATCCAGCCGTATTCAAGTCCAGCATCACTGGTGGGCTAATGGCAGCGATTTCCACCCTACGTGGCACACTAGCAACTGCCCTTACAAACAATGGCGTATGGTCAACCTTCTCATTCCCACCTGCAACCTTGCTTGCTAATAGCGTTGTAGTAACGCCCAGCGATCCTTATATCGTGCCTAACAATAACAGCCAGACAGCCATAGCACCTCTGGCTAATTTTAAGATTTTAATAACTACACCTGCATTTGACAATCAAGGCAACCTATTAGGCATAGAGAATTTTATTGTGGCAGTAGTAACTAAACTAGCGGCATCTACCCTGGTTTACAACATATCAAGTGTCTCCGCTCCAGCTATAACCAATGCAGCTAGTGGAGATTTATTAACATCAGAAATAACTGTATCAATCCTAACGAGCTGGAGTTAAAATGAGCACACACGAAGAAGACTTAGCCTTCTTGAAAAAGACAGGCCAAATAGCAAGCGCACCAAAACCAACTGCACAAACTAAGAAAGACGAGGAATAACAATGGCAATCTATTTAAATAATAACGTAGGTGTTAAGTTGGCTACCAATGCTGCGCCAACCACACCATCCATCGACATTAGCTCATACGTAACTAATGCCGTAATTAACCAGATCGTAGATGAGTTAGAAGTAACCGCTATGGGCGATACTGCTCATAAGTTTGTTGCAGGTCTACAATCAGCAACATTCACTATTGACTTTATTAATGACTGGGCAGCTAGTCAGGTAAACGAGACATTAAGCGCAGCATTTGGCAAGACCCTAGCAGTATCAGTAATCACTGTTAAAGGCACTGCCGTAGGAGCCACAAACCCTACTTATCAGTTCTCAGTTCTAGTAAATAACCTGACCCCAATCGGTCAAGGTGGCGTAGCTGAAATTGCTACCTCATCTATCACATTTACAGTAAACTCCGCAGTAACAGTGTCCCCATCGGTACCATTCTAACTAAGGAGTAGTAATGGCAAAGCTAAAGATAACAAGGGCTAATGGTGAAGTATCAGAGCACAAGATAACACCAGGTGTTGAGTACGCTTTCGAGTTAAAGTACGGATCAGGAATTAGTAAAGTCCTGCGTGAACACGAACGTCAAACAGAGATATTCTGGCTGGCTTATGAATGCTTACGCAGGGCTGGCGCACAGATACCTTTATGGGGATCAGAGTTCATAGACACTCTAGATACTGTCGAGGTATTAGACGAAGAAAAAAAATAATCGAGCGGTCTTCAATCCTTTACAGCATCGCACAACTGAGCGTAGAGACTGGGATACCGCCTAGAGAATTTATTGATATGGATAGCGAAATGTATAGTGCAATTATACAAGTGCTAACCGATAGAGCTAAGGAGATTCGAAATGCCAGTCGTAGTAAACGGCGTTAAGCAACTCCAGAAGGCTATGAGAGAAGTAGAGCCAGAGCTGAATAAGCAAATGGCTAAAGATATTAAAACAGCAATGCTTACTGTCCGAGATACAGCACGTGGTTATCTACCACGCCAAAATGAAGTATTAAGCGGCTGGGGTAAGGGCACTGCCTCAGCTGAAACAATTAAATTTAGAGCATTCCCAGCATACGATTATTCTTTAGCAAGATCTTTAATTAAATACAATGCTGGCACAAATAGGCGCAATCGCAGTGGCTTTGCTGCTGCATTTTATGTAGCCAATATATCTGCACCTGGGGCAATCTTTGAAACCGCTGGCCGTAAAAACCGCAGAGGCTCATCTGACTCTGAAAGTCTTAACCCTAATGCTGGCATCCAGTTTATAGAATCTGCTGAATCAATTAGCCAGATGAAAGGCGAAGGAAAACAGCGAGGTCGGTTAATTTACAGAGCGTGGTTTGAAAAATCTAACAAGGTTATTCCTGCCGTGGTCTCTGCTATAAATACAGTCGCAACAGACTTTAATAAAAAAACACAATTAGGTAAGGCAGCATAGTGGCTAATTTAATTGTCAGCGCAGTCAGCACCTTTGACAACAAAGGATTAAAAAAAGGCAAGAAAGAAGTATCCGCATTTGAAAAACAAGTAAAAAGTTTTGGCAAAGTATTTGCTGGCGTATTTAGCGCAACCGCATTACTTAACTACAGCAAGAAGGCTGTGCAAGCGTTTGCAGAAGATGAGAAGGCTGCCAAAGCCTTAGAATTACAATTACGTAATACAGGGTTTGCATTTGCAGCACCCGCCGTAGAAGATTACATAGGCAATCTACAACGCACCACAGGCGTACTAGATGACCAATTACGCCCAGCATTCCAGCAATTATTGACAGTTACTGGCTCTGTATCTAAAAGCCAAGAGGCATTAAATACAGCTTTAAACATTAGCGCCGCTACTGGTAAATCTGTAACCGAGGTTAGTGCTGCATTAACACGTGGATACTCAGGCAACACAACAGGATTAAGCAGGTTAGGCGCAGGCATTAGTAAGGCCACTTTAAAGGCTGGCAAGATGGAAGATATTCTTGCTGAGTTAAATCAAAAATTTGCAGGACAAGCGGCAGCCAGGTTAGATACTTATGCTGGCAAAATGGATTTACTTAAAGTTGCAGCTGCGGATGCAAGTGAAATTATTGGCAAAGGCTTGTTAGATTCTTTGGCATTATTAGGCAAAGACAAAAATATTGAAAATGTAAGCAACGCTATGACAGAATTAGCAACAGATATTGCTGATATAACTGTAGGCATAGGTTTGTTAATAAGTAAATTTACAGGCTTGCTAGAATCTTTAGGATTAAAAAACATATCAATAAAAATGTTGTATGGCCCTCTAGCAACAATTTTAAAACAA